CTATATGTTTCAGGCTTTCTATCAGCGGTATTGACAGATTCCTGCTTTGTTACTGTATAAGGTTTGCTATTAATATGAACAATAGCATTACCTTCTTTATCTACATTGCCGTCCCAATCTCCTTTTGCATGAGCTCTTTGAGCAGCTTTAACTTTAGGATTCATTGCCACAGCTCTTGGCAACTTAGCGGGTTTTGAATGTACCTTAGCTTCTTCAACACTTTCCGATTGTTTAATTGTTGCAGCTTTCTTTTGTCGTTCTTTTCTTTTTGCAATATTAGACGGATGTAGTGGATGCTTTAAACCGTATGGAGAGTTTGGATGTGGATCTTTTTTCTTTGGTCTACCTCTTAAATCCATAGGATCAACCATTTCTTTCATAAGATCGTCATGGTTTTTAGTTGCCCATGCTACTGCATCTTTTTTATCTTCAAACTCTTTGACTTTCTTACCTTTATTGTCATATACACAGTACATGCCAGTTTCTTTATTTTTTGATACGTGTTTTGCTGGATCCATTTTTACCCCCTTACCTTTGCGGCCAGATCTTTATCTGCTTTACCCCAAGTGCCTGAGGATTTTGTTGTGAATGAATTAACTCTTGCCATACCCCATTGAGCTGCAGTAGTGCCAGGCCTATGACCTGTTCTCCAAGCTGCTACTCCACGGTTATAAACTTTTCTTAGGATACCAACAGGCATGCCAGACTTTTCAGCCTTTTTCTTCAAAGCAGTGCCGGTGGCATCTTCAGAGATAAAACCTTTGAATGATTTCATGCCTTTGTACTCCTATTCTTTTTAAGTGTGTCTCTTAGACGAGCTCTATCCAACATTCTATCATGTTTACGCTTATCAGCTTGTTTTTCTCTTTCAATTTTGGCTTTTGCTCTGTCTTGATTCATTTTTTCGCCATACATTTGTTTGAACTTTTTTGTATGTCTAGATGGTTTAGTTTTTGCATCTGCATCACCTGGTGCAGGTTTATATGCTGATGGATCATCATCGTCTTTTGCTGCACCTTTTTTAAAGTGTGCATCTCTTTTTTGTTTAGTGGATTTAGATAGACCTTTGTGATATATTGCAGGTTGAGAACCTTTTTTCTTTCCAATATCAGGATCTTCTCTTCCTTCTTGCATAGCATCAGGAAGTCTTTCAATATCACTAATCCATTTACGGAATTTGCCACCATTCATTTCTATGAGTACATAATTTGAACCACAGAATAAAATAGTTCCAATTTGATCATTTTCTTTTACTACAACTAAGTCACCTTCTTTATAAAGGTCACCATTTACATATTCCTCTCTTTCTTGTGATACTGATTCAAGTTGAATATGTGATCTAAACTCGTATGATTCTTTAAGGCCCATGCCTTTACGGACTGCATTGAATAGTCCTTGAGCATCGCTATATCCTCTTATTAGTCCTTTTGTAAAACTTTTAAGATCATTAGCGGCTGCATACTTACGTAACTTAGAAGCTGACATACCTGATGCACCATCGGCATCAGGATCTCTTTCACCAGCTGAAACTACATTAACTCCACCATCAAAATTATAGAAACCATGTTTACCTTTTTTGTTGTTATATCGGTTTAAAGTAACCTCGTATTCTGTAACTCGGTCAGAACCGGCCACAATGGTTACACTTGTGTAACCTTCTTCGTATAAGGTATTCATAAGATCAAACATGGTACGAATTTTTGGTGTGTACATAATGTTCCTAGCATACTTAGGAAACATTTTTCTCATAATTTTAATCTTATCTCTGTAAGGTAAAGGGTCTTTATAGTAACCTTCTTTATCTCTTTGATTTTGATGTGTTTGAGATGCGTATATGCGGAATGAACCCTTACCAATTTTAGCTACAGTGTTCATAAGCTTTTCATGGCCAATGGTTGGTGGGTTATACCTTCCCCACGCAACTGTGATAGATTTAGTCTCTTCGGTGACGTATTGTGTAAAACTTTTAAACTGCACTTTACTTGCCTTTACGTTGTAGCTTAGTGCGATCCTTCTGTCTTACTTTTGGTAGGAGTTTCCTTGCAATTCGTTCGATAGCACCTTTACGTTTTGCTACCATTTTTTCCAAAGCTGCTCTTGAACCGTAAGATAGATCTGCTTTACTTCTATTTTTAAGAATCTTTTTGACTATTAGATTTCTGGCTTGTTTTTTAGCCCGACCCTTAAGAACGTCTTGAGATGCCATCTTACGAGCTGCACGTTTGCGGCCCATAGCAATTTTTGCTTTACTTCTTCGCATTACCTGTTTTTTCTTCATTCGTTGTTGAATGGTTAGCACCTCTTCGAGTGCTTCTTCATATACAGGTATAAAATTTTTAAAGTTTAACATTTCCGCTCTTTCCATTAGGATCGGGATGGAGTATCCCAGCCTTTTATCACATCAGGAGAGAAGTTGTTTGCCGAAAATTCCATACGGTCAACTAACTTAACTGCTCCACCTTTGAGTTTATCAATAGCAACAAAGCCTTCTACGCCTGTTGTTTGAAAACCTCTTCTAGTCTTAACAAAGGTATTAATATTACCTAGCTTATTTAGTTTATTTATAATTTTTTGTTTCCCATCAGCTATAGCATTTTGAAGATCAAATATAAGTTTCAAATTAGCTTTATTTGAAGCTGAAAAGAACTTCAACACTTCATCTCTTTTAGCAACTTGGGCTTGTTTACCAGCTGCACTTTTACGCTTATCAATTTCTTTACCATACTTATCATTAATAAACTTGATAAGACTAGCAACATGAGCTGTAGTATTTGTAATTCTTTCTTGTCTACGAACAAAAGTATTGTTATGTGTTTCAATCATTCTAGCAAACTCTTGATTTTGCTCAATTTGTTTTAAAGTTGTAGACGATATCTTACGAAAGATTCTACCAGCTGTACTTAAAGCGGCTGTAACTTCCTTAGTATCTTTTTTAGTTAGTGTGGCTGTACCAGACAAATCTCTTAGTTTAGCATCTTGATTCCATGCATTTTTTGAACCTTTCAATTGGTTCATATCAACACCATAAGAAGCTTTCATTGCTTCAAAGGTTTTTCCTTTGTAGGTCGTATGCCAGACAATTCCAATTTTCGCCCTGCTAATTTCCTTCGCTGCTGGTGTAGACGCAGGGACAGCATAAACAATAGTATTCGGGTGGAAGGTGATATATTCTTGTCCATCGATCGTTTCCTTTTTAAGGTCGTCTTTGACATACATTATATCACCTTGAATTACATCTGTAATATTTGCAGATTTTAATGCATCAAAGGCAGCCTTTAATTTTACTGAAAGATCACCGGACGTATCAGCATCAATATCAGCATGTGATTTATATACCTTTGGTGTTGCATTGAAAACACCTTTCTTTGCTACAAAGAACTGCCCATCGTTTGGATCTTTACCAACGAATACGGCAGGAGCGCCATCCCATTTTACTGTGACGTCGACTGACTTTGTAGCATTCCCTGCTAACATATCTCTTAATGACCTAAGTGCTAGGATAGCGTCCCTTGCACCTTTGACTCCACCATAGATCACTTGATCTTCGATATGAGTCATATGAGTATTTTTTTCTTCATTCAAATGAGTTGTGAAGCTCTTAATCATTAGGCCATTCCATTGAATTTAATAGCAAGGTTGAATCCTTGAGCCAATTTATTATTTGGCTTTGGTTTATTTGAACGTATTGACATTTTCATTGTAATTGAATCTTCTTTATTCTTAAGTATAATTGACCAATCTTGTTTTCCACTACCAATGTCAGCATCTATTGCAGTAACTGTAGGTAAGAATATTGACAATGAATCTTCATCAGTCACATATTGATACCTTGTACCGACAGCTTTAACAACTTCTAGTGGAATATTATCAGCTTTACCTATGATTTGTTCTTCAATATATTTAATTGTATCATCTTTATTTTGTTTTACTCTATCAACAACTGCTTGTCTGCATATTTCAAGCATCTCGTCATATTTTTCGTTATAATAGTCTGGTGTTTTTTCTCTAATACTTTCAATTTTATCTATTGAACTATCCATATTAGCACGAGAATTCCAATCTCTTGGAAGACCAAGTTTATTATGTATTTTGTCGTATATTTCTTTTTTCAGAGCAGTCTTACCACGTTCATCATTATATGAATCAAACATTTTATTTACATATGTATTGAATAATGGTTCTTTAGTTTTGGCACCACCAGCTTTAAGTGATACACCTTTCATCTCACCAGTTTTATATTTAATGAATATATCACCTTTATGAGACTCTGGAACTCCACGTGGTTTATCTCTATATCCCCAGTAAATATTTGCAATAGGTGACTTAGCATTCTCATCAAAAATGTAATTAAGAATGCCAATTGCATTTTCCATTTTTTCTTTAAACTTTGATGAGCCAGCAGCTCCATCAATAAACTTTCTACCTTGAGCTTTATCTCTTACTGAAAGATATACGTTATTGTCTCTTGCTGTTTTGATGAAGTTATAAAATGTGGTTACGTTTGTAAATCTTTTATTAGATAAGAAAGCTAGAGCTGGAAATAATTCTGTAATTGTTGCATTGAGTGTAGTTTCAGCCATACCGCCTCCACCACCACTTGATTTATATGTAATTAGAATATCGTGTCTGCCTACGCTTACACGTGAGCGGCCAATAGAACCACCTTGTCTTTCTCCAATTACGGTATATTTGGCTGCTTTTAATTTTGCTTCAAGATTCTTTTTAAGATCCGCTCTTTCGCGGTCGGCAGTTCTTACAATAATGGTACTTGTTTTTGAGTTTGAGGATTTGACTTCATAGCCCATACCAAGTGCTTTATCAAACTTTGTCTTGTCTGCTCTTGGTAGTGAACGCATTGTTTGCTCCTCTAAATAAATTCTAAATCGTTTCATCGTCCTGCCGCTTGATTGATTAACACGATTCTATTTATATAATTTCATTCTCCCAAATTTCAAGTGCATACCTATCTTGCAATCTATATGCTTCTTTTTCCCAAGGTAAATCATAATAATTTGTATCAGCCGGAATAGTTTTTGATTTCCAACGTGCAATATGACCTGAACAACCGTCATCCATTTCATTACGAACCCAC